GATCCAGCGGGTGACATACGTGCACAGACAGATGAAACTACACCGTTTCAGATGTTAAATGCAGCGGGGCTGACAACGATTTTTCCCGGCCCCACAAATGACCCTGCGGAGCGCATTGATAGCGTTGAGAATGTTTTGGGGCGTATGGTTGATGGCGAGGCTGGATTTATTATTGATCGTAGTTGCCGAATGCTTATCAAAGGTTTTATATCTGGATACCACTATCGTCGTTTGCAGGTATCTGGTGAAAGCCGATACGAAACCAAACCAAATAAAAATAGATACAGCCATCCACATGACGCACTGCAATACCTGATGACAGGTGCGGGTGAGGGGCGTCGATTAAAGAAGACAACGATGGGCGGCAAACCGCACATTGCTAAAAGTGATTTTGATATTTTTGATCGCATGAAAAGTCGAAAACAACGCGCGAGCAGTCGCTGGTGAGAATTATCGAAGGTTGGTTTATCACGTTTGCTGATACGCCGCCGGGACCATTGCAGGGTTATGGCTTAATTAAAAAAGGCTACAGGCACATTGTCCTGACACGTTATGACCCTGTATCAGAATCGTTTGTTGTATTTGAAACAATGCATGGTGGAAGCAAAGTCGGTGTGTTGACGCTGTATCAATGGGACTTTGTGATACGGCATTCGACTGAAACTTTTATAATTACAACAGATATAAACCCGGCAAAGATGCTTTTGCCGAGGCTTTTGACCTGTGTTGGCGCTGCAAAACATCACATTGGCGTTAGATGGCCCTTAGTTTTTACACCGTGGCAACTTAGAAGTGCGTTGCTCAAACATGATATGGCAAGCAAGTTTGATATCGATGCTGAAATCGAGGAGTTAGAATAAATGGCTTACGGTAAATCCTACGGCTCAAAAATGAAACCAAAGAAAAAAGTTATGAAAAAGAAAAAGAAGAAAATGAGATAATGGGAGGCGGCGCACCATCCCCGCCGCCGCCTGATCCAGAGCTTGAGCGTCGACTTGCTGAGCAACGGGCTGAGGCCGAGCGGCTGAAACAAGAAGAGGAGGCGCGTGTCGAGCGTGAGAAACAAGCTCGCTTGCGCGGGCTTCGTGGCGCTTCTGCATTGTTTGGGAATCGGTTTACCGGATTTGCTGATGATGGAACAACGACAACGCCAACAACTGATACGCTTGGTAAAGGCTAATGGCTACCCGTGCTGACAAGTCTAAGATGAAATGCAACAAGCCCCGCCGTACTTCCGGTGGGTCTAAAAAGTTTGTTGTAAAAGCATGCAAGGGTGGCAAGGAAAAGATCGTTCGATTCGGTGATCCGAATATGAAGATCAAGAAAAGCAATCCGGCTCGACGTAAATCATTCCGTGCTAGGCATCGCTGTTCAACTGCCAAGGATAAATTTACAGCACGATATTGGAGTTGTAAGGCTTGGTAGCATGAAATGGGTCATTGTAATTTTGATGTGTTGTAAGTTTATGCCCCACGAAAAAGATGCAATTGAAATTGATGGGTACGCGGGAAAACCATTGGTGTTTACGCGCATTGATAGATGTCAGGCGCATGTAAAACAAAACTACGTGATGTTGTCGCTGTTTGCTCAAAGCCGGTTTCCCGGTAAGGCGGTAAAATCCATACATTGTTTTGAGAGGTCGGAGATTTGATGCATGCCCAAAGACGCATGTTATAGAAAAGTAAAAGCACGGTACAAAGTATTTCCGTCAGCTTATGCATCTGGTGCTATTGCCAAATGCCGAAAGGTTGGTGCTGCGAACTGGGGCAACTCAAAGAAAAAACGCAAGCGTAGGAAGTAATGGCCGTACGCAAAACAAAAAAGGGCGCTGCCTTACGTCGTTGGTTTCAAGAAAAGTGGGTGGACGTAAGAACAGGCAAGCCTTGCGGTAGACGCAAAGGTGAAAAGCGTGGCGTTCCTTATTGTAGGCCTAGCAAGCGTGTAAGTAGTAAGACACCTAAAACATCTGGTGAAATGTCATCTTCTGAAAAGCGAAAGAAGATACGTGAGAAAAAACGTTTAGGACAACCCGCAGGTAAACCCCGTCGCGTAAGTGCAGCGCGTAGAAAAAGGAAAAAGAAGTAATGGCAAAAGGTGTAGCGCATTATTTTCGTGACGGCACACGGCATCGTGGCGGCACTCATCGTATGAATGGTGAACTACATTCTGGTGCAAGGCATAGCAAATCCAGCAAAAAACTTTTTCACTTTAAGGATTTGAGTCAGAAGGCAAAAGCAAAAGCCAGAAAGAAAAAGAAAACCTAATGGAATACGAAGAGAAATTTAAAGAGATAAAGGCACGCTGGGAAAAAGCCCAGAAGCGAGCCGATACCTTTATTCAAACTTGGGAAGAGTGTTACGAGTTTACACAACCCAACCGTCCCTCTTTCTATACGGAAGTTGAAGGTGAGCGGCGCGATCATCGTATCTATGACAGTTCGCCAGTTACATACACTCAAGAGTTTGCCAACAAGATGCAGTCGGGCCTTGCGCCAAGTGGATCGCGTTGGGCAACCTTTACAGGTGGGTCAGCATTAGATGACGATCAACGTCGTCGTATACAGCCTGAGTTGGATCAGATAACCGCAACCGTCTTTGATGCTATTAATGAAAGTAATTTTGCAGATAGCTTAAATGAAGTGCTGATGGAGTTATCTTTAGGCACAAGCGGTTTGCTTGTAAACGATCCCGGTAGAGGCCGACCCATAAATCATATTGCTGTTCCGCTACCAGCGCTTCGCATTGATAACGGTTGGGATGGCAAGGTCGATACTGTTTTCCGTACGCAAATGATGCGGCCTGATGACCTACAGTTGTGCTGGGGCAAGAATGCAGTTGTGCCAGAAAAGATGCGAGGCGAGGGCAACCAGCATAAATATTTTAAGATACGCGATGTTGTCTATCGCGATTGGTCAGTAAAAGGTACGCCGACTTGGAATTACTGCGTCTATTGTGATGGCGATGATTCCATGTTTATTTTTGAAGATAAGTTTAAGGGTCGGGGTGCCAACCCCTGGATTATTTCACGTTGGTCTACCTATAGCTCCGAGGCTTACGGACGCGGGCCTGTGTTCAATGCGTTGGGTGATATCAAAGCATTGAATCTGACAATGCAGTTGATCTTTGAAAATGCTGAGATGTCGATCACTGGTATGTGGACTGCGATTGATGACGGCGTTTTGAATATGGACACGGTTACGTTTGTACCCGGTGTTGTTTTGCCTGTCGGCCCAAATGGTGGAATACAGCCTTTGCAACCGGGTGGCAGCTTTGATGTGTCGATGTTGATCTTGAAAGAGATGCGTCAAAACATTCGCAAGGCATTGTTTGCTGACACCCTTGGTGCGCCAGAAGGTACACCAATGAGCGCGACTGAAGTTGCCCAACGTATGTCTGAGCTTGCCCGAACAATTGGCGCACCGCTATCACGGTTATGGAACGAACTGTTTGTTCCGTATCTTGAGCGTGTTGTTTATATTTTAAACAAGCGCAAGGATATAGATTTACCTTTGTTGGACGATAAGGTTGTTAGCATTGTTCCACAAAGTCCATTAGCTCGTGCTTCACGCAATGAAGACATAAGCCAACTCGTAAATTTTTCTCAGGTTGTTGGCAGTACCTTTGGACCCCAAATAGCAGCGCTGTATATGAAGGATGACAAGATTATTGAATATCTTGCCGACCTTTACAGCATCCCTGCTAATTTGATAAGAAACAGTGCGGAACGTGAACAGACAGCGCAACAGCTAGGGCAAGCTGCTACTGATTTACAATCCGCTGGTGTTGATCCAACTGCTGCCCTGCAACAGGTAATGCCTTGAAGTTAGACGGTCAAAACTTTCCTATTGATTTCGAAAAGAAATTAGACAGCGCATTTAAAACGACCTTCAACGACAAACCCGCCGAAATGGTTATTGCTTATCTGCGTAAGCTGACGCTGGACACTGCATGTGTGCCGGGAGCAAATCCTAATGAAGTGTTGATGCGCGAAGGCGCTCGTTGGATCGTTGGGATAATTTTAGAGCGTATTCACAGAGGACGTAATCCTAATGTCGGAAACCTTGGCGAAGCCGGAAGAGACGCAAACCCCCACAACTACCGACTCGACAGTTACTTCGGAAACGCCGGAGACAAACGAAAGTCGGCCTGAATGGCTACCTGAAAAGTTTAAATCGCCGGAAGAGCTTGCAAAGGCATACGGCGAGCTTGAGACGTGGCGAATGAAAACGAAAGACGAAGCGATTGCTTTGTTTAAGGAAGAAGTCGCGCAAGAGCAGTCTACCGTTGCAAATGTTCCAGATGACGCGTCCAAATACGAGTTTAAATATGATACGTCTATTCTGCCAGAAGGCATAAACTTTGATGCGGAAGCACCAGACCCAATGCTTGATTGGTGGCGGGATCACTGCTTTCAAAACAAACTTCCGCAAGAAGCTTTTGAAAGCGGGATAAACGCATTTCTTAAAGCCGAGGCTGAAAGCATCACGAATCCCGACACTGAGATCGCGAAGCTCGGAGAAAGTGGTGAGCAAAGGTTTCAATCCGTTATTAAATGGTTGAATGGCACCCTAAGTGTAAAGGCAATGGAAACCATTAATAAACAACCAATGAATGCGGAATATATAGAAGCGCTTGAAGAGATTATCGAAAAAACAAACGGGCGTGTTCCAGAAAATACCTCTGTTGTTTCCGCACAGCCATCCTTGACAATAGATGACTTGAAGCAAATGCAAAGTCAGCCGGGTTATTATCAAGGTACAGACAAGGCATTAATCAAAAAAGTGCAAGAGGGTTACGCCAAACTTCTTTGACAAGTGCGTTGCAGATGTATCTGGGTTTACATCAATAATGCAACGTCGGCCCCTCTATCGTTGTGTGGCCCTGTAAAGGATTAACCACCTCCAACGTTTTTAGGGATCAACCGCTTTAGTTGGTCACTCAATCTTTGGAGATAATCCTATGGCATTAGCCAATGATATTGATGACGCTTTTGTAAAGCAGTTCGAAAGCGACGTTCATCTAGCCTATCAACGTATGGGCGCGAAACTTGTTCCGACTGTCCGGACAAAGACAGACATCACTGGTTCCAGCACCACTTTTCAAAAAGCAGGTGTTGGCGCTGCGGCAACTAAATCACGCAATGGCGATATTCCGATTGTGAACCGGGATCATACGCCTGTGGAAGTCACGCTTACCGACTTCTACGCTGGTGAGTACATTGACCGTCTTGATGAGCTTAAAATTAATCATGACGAACGCATGGTTGCAGCACAGTCAATTGCTGCTGCAATGGGGCGTAAATCGGATGAGCTTATCATTGATGAGATTGACACCAATGCAAGCAATGCAACTTCCTCTTCGGGAGCCATTACGCTTGCAAAGGTTGAGCAAATCTATGAGTCATTCGGTAACAATGATGTTCCCGATGATGGTCAACGTTTCCTTGTCGTATCGCCCCAAGGCTGGACTGATCTTCTTGGAATTGATCAGTTTGCTAATGCAGACTATGTCTCTCCTGAGAATGTCACATGGCCAGGATCACAGAACACAATTAAATACTGGTTGTCGTTCTATGTGATGCAGCACTCTGGATTGAACAAATCAAGTACCACGCGTACTTCAATTGCCTATCACAAAAGCGCGATTGCTTTTGCGTCTGGCTCTGAAATCCAAATGTCTGTTGATTTTGTCCCGACAAAGCACGCCACTCTTGTTTCGGCGGCTATGTCTCAAGCGGCAAAGATCATTGACGACAATGGTGTTTTCCAGCTTCAACATACTGAAAGTTAAGGAGATACATCATGGCTTTCGTTGATTCAAATCTTACGCAACTGTCTACGGGTAATGGCTTTACCCTATGGCACTACAGCACCACGGATACAATTGCGACCGTGAATAGTGCTGGCTATTTTAATACAGCGGTTAAGCTGTTGGGTGTTCGCGATCTGATCATTGTGTCAGATACAAACACGCCAACAATGAACTTCTGTATTGTGTTGTCGAATGATGGTTCAGCAGTTGATATTAGTGATGGCACTGCTATCGCTGAAACAGACGGCGACTAATGAAACCGGGGGGAGTCAATCTCCCCCCACTTTCATAGGTGACTGAATGCCTTTGACTGACGTAACCGTTGCGTCGAGAGCGGCAGTATTAGCGGGATTGAATCCAATCTCTGCTTTCAATAACTCTACTGACGAAGAAAAAGCAGCGGAAGAATTATACCCAAGCGTAAGAGATGAATGTCTCACTTCCTACGCTTGGCGTTTTGCGTCTAAGCAATCCCAGTTGGACAGGCTAGCGGATACACCTGTTGGTCGATGGGAAGCTGTGTATGATTTGCCAGCAGACCTTTTAGTTTTGCGGGCAGTTACTGTCGGTGGAAATCGTATTCCATATGATAGATACGCAGAAAAAAATATTTATACGAATACGTCAGCCGATGATGTTGTCGTTGCGGATTATCTTTTTGCTGTAAACGAACAGTTTTGGCCACCGTACTTTACAAAACTTGTAGAGTTAAAAATGGCTAGCGCACTGTCGGCATCTTTGACATTGCAAGCTGACCTAGCAAACTTGTTGGAAAACCAAGCTCTGCGACAAGCAATGACCGCAAAACATATGGACGCGCAGTCTCAGACAATCGGATACGAAAGGACTCGCGCACCTACTAGCCGATTCCTTGAGGTCCGACGGTGACGCAAAAACTAGAGTTAGTTAACACCAACTTTTCTGCGGGTCAGTTTTCTTCTCAGATGTTAACGCGAGAAGATGTTGCCTCTTATAACTCTGGCGCAGAAACTTTAACAAACTGTATACCTCACTTGCAGGGTGGCGTGTCCCGTCGACCTGGTACTAAGTTTTTGGCTGATCTTGGCCAAGAAACGCGCGTGATTGGATTCTATTTTGTTGACGATCAAGAATACTTATTCTGTTTGCAAAACACTCAGATACAAGTTCGCAGTCCAACTGATGGTTCTCTAATTACGACTATTACGGGATGCCCGTGGACAACTGCACAGCTATTCGATATTCGCTACGCACAAGCAGGTGATACGACAATCTTTGTGCATCCTGATTTCAAGATGCAAAACATTAAGCGTACAGGTGCCACAACATTTACGCGTGCTGATTTTGCATTTGAAGAGGATTCGGCTACTACAGATAAATTATTCCAGCCGTATTTTAAGTTTGCTGATGACTCGATTACGCTAACGCCAAGCGGCACAAGTGGCACGATAACTTTAACATTGAGTGCTGGATATTGGGCAGACGCTCATGTTGGCGTAAATGTTCGCTACAAAGGCAAGCAAATAAAAATCACTGCTAAGACAAGTGATACAGTCGTTGATGCGACAGTA